TGCGCCCCTACTGCGCCCCTAAATCGTGATTTTTTACATTACAAAACGGTTAGGGGCGCAATAGGGGCGCAATAGGGGCGCAATGATTTTTGATTGCGCCCCTAAAATATCTCATTGAAAATTAAAGACAAAAACCTTATTTTTTCTTAGGGGATCAATAAAGTCTAAAAAAGTCGGTTGAGAGATTTTAAAAAAATGTTGAGGGTGAAATGGCCGTTTTTAGGGCTATTCGTGGAAATATTTTTTTTCTGGAGGAATGAGTAAGGAAAACGGCCTTTATCGCGCCCCCCGCGCACCGCCCCTATTTTTATTGAAACATAATTGACAAAATATGGCGCATATGCAAAGCGGTAAAAACCGACAAACAAATAGGAGCAACATATGCAAATTGACAAAGACGTGCCGGTGCCGGTTTATGGCCAAGGTATGCACGGAAGCAACGTGCGCGGTCGACAACCTAAATATCCTTGGAAGCAAATGGTGGCGGGGGATAGTTTTTTTGTGCCAGAAGAAGAATTGCCAAAATCTCGTCACGTCAGTTTAAAGGGGTGCGCCCGCCGTGAGTTTGGCAAAGGCAATTACACCATTCGTAAAGAAGCTAACGGCTATCGGGTCTGGCGGCTCGCATGATCGAGATGAAAGACATTAAAATGATTAAGATCGGTTCAAAGGTAGAAGTGAAAGACGCAGCCAACCTCCCATGTGAGGTGGGCGATATTGGCGAGGTCGTGGAGATCAGGAACGCTGCGAGGGACTTTCCGATTGGTGTTCGGATCGGTGACTCCATCGAATGGTTCAAAGAAGTGGAACTTGACCATGCGGGATAAGCAAGTCGGCGGGGATCACTACCTAACGGCGGTGCAGCCTTGGGAGGCAATGCAGGCTTGGATGCCCCGCGAGGCGTTCATCGGGTTCCTCGAGGGAAACGTGATTAAGTATCTCGCGCGCTGGCGTGGCAAGGGCGGGCTGCAAGACTTGCACAAGGCCGCGCACTATCTGGATAAGCTGCGGGAGGTGGTGGGGAAATAATTTTCACGCGGTGCATTTTTATGCTTGCATGGGGGGGGAATAATTGCCCCATAAGGGGACATCAACAAGGAGCAAGCAACATGTACAACGTAATCGCCCGCAGCTACGGCACCGCAATCGCAATCGTCGCAACCTACGCCACATGGTCAGAGGCTATGCTGGCCGATTGCGACAAGCACCGCTTTGAACACGCCGACACGGACGTGACCACGCTTACCGTTGAAGAATACAACGACAAGGATCAGCGCAGCGCCCGCCAGCATCAAAGCTATATCGCTTGGGTGCAACAAGGTGCGCTAAATTAACGCTTGCACCACCGGTAATTCTGCCCCATAAGGGGACATCAGCAACGGGGCAGCGCCCCACCGAAAGGGACTACGCAGATGATCATCACCTTCCCAGCCATCACCGCCGAAACCGTTCTCGCTGACGTGGCTACGCTGGCCGAAGCCAAGGCAATCGCCCGCGACATGCGCCGCACCGCCATCGTTGTGGCTGATGCGCACGGCGAAACTTCGGACATCGCCCGCTCAGTTTCGGCACGCTATTGGGACTTCGTAGACGCAATGGCGGTCAAGTTTGCCTAACACTTAACCGGGGCAGCGCCCCACCACAAAGGGAGAACACCAATGACCCCCGAACAAGTCCGCGAACACCGCCAAGCCCTCGGCTTTACGCAAGCCGATCTCGCCGCAGCCCTGCGAATGGGCAGTGAGGGACGGCGTACCGTCCGCCGCTGGGAGAGCGGCCAGCAAAGCATCACAGGGCCGGCAAGCGTGGCACTGGAATTGTTGGCGCAGGGGTGTTACGTTAAGGCATGACTGACGCTCCGAAAAAAACGGTCGATAAGCGGATTACTCCCGCGTTCATGGCGCAGGCCGGCAAAGGACGGCCAAAAGGCGTGTTGAACAAGAACACGACGGCCATAAAGGACATGATCCTAGCCGCCTTGGACAAGGCCGGTGGTGTTGACTATCTGGCCGCACAGGCTGAAGAAAACCCCGGCCCGTTCATGGCGCTGGTGGGCAAGGTACTGCCGATGCAAGTTCAAGGCGACAAGGACAATCCGCTGCAAGCGGTGATCGAGGTGCGCTTTATCAAGGCGGCACATGACTAACATTGATCTGCCCGACTGGTGCCGGGACTTGTTCAACGAGGATGCGCGGTACTTCGCACTGGTCGGCGGGCGAGGCAGCGGCAAAAGCTATTCTGTCGCCGCCTGCCTTGTCCTGAGGGCCGCTGCAAAGCCGCTGCGCATCCTGTGCGCCCGCGAGATACAGAAGTCGATCAAGGACTCTGTGAAGCGCCTGCTCGATGACACCATTGAACGGTGCGGGCTGTCTGACTTCTTCGTGTCCACCGAGACTGAGATACGCGGGCGTAATGGCTCGCTATTCCTGTTCGCTGGCGTGCGCACGAACATTGACAGCATCAAGTCAATGGAAGGGATTGACGTTTGCTGGGTCGAAGAATCGCAAACCGTCAGTCAAGCAAGCCTTGACATCCTGATCCCGACGATCCGCAAGCCGGGCAGTCAGATATATTTCACATGGAACCCGAAGAACCCCACCGATCCCATCGACGTGATGTTCTGCGGCGAGGAAAAGCCGCCCAAGACGATCTTCCTCCGCGTCAACTACGACCTCAACCCATGGTTCCCCGACGTCCTGCGCGCCGAACTGGAATACGACCAGCGCCGCGACCCGGACAAGTATAACCACGTCTGGCTTGGTGGTTACGTTGCCAACAGCGAAGCCCGTGTGTTCCGCAACTGGCGCGTTGAGGACTTCGAAGCGCCTACTGATGCAGTGCATAGGTTCGGGGCTGACTTTGGATTTGCCGTTGATCCTACCGTCCTTGTGCGTTGCCACATCATCGGGCGCACGATTTACGTTGACTACGAAGCCTTCATGATCGGCTGCGAGATCGTCAACACGCCGGAACTGTTCCTAACCATCCCCGAGGCTGAGAAATGGCCCATCGTGGCAGACAGCGCACGGCCTGAGACGATCAGCCATCTGCGCAACCATGGCTTCCCACGCATCATGGCGGCGGTGAAGGGACAGAACAGCGTTACCGAGGGCATTGAGTGGCTGAAGTCCTATGACATCGTCGTGCATCCGCGCTGCCAGCATACCATCGACGAGTTGACCAGCTACAGTTACAAGGTCGATCCGTTGACCGGCAAGATTCTTCCGGTGCTGGATGATAAGAATAACCACATCATCGACGCGCTCCGCTATTCCTGCGAGGCCGCTCGTCGTGCGCCTGTTCGCAAGGCGTTCGACGCTGTGCCGCTGCCAGTTGCCAGCCCGTTTGCACGGTGATACAACTGGCCGCCGCACGTTGCGACGGTGAATGAGGGCATATGGCGCGAGTATCAAAAGCCGAACGATTGGCGGCCATCCACGCAGAGGCGTTGTCCGAGTTCAACCGTGCGCAGTCGGCGCTTCAGGATGAGCGCAAACAATGCATCACTGATCGGCGCTTTGCCAGCATCCCCGGCGCGCAGTGGGAGGGGCAATACGAAGATGCCTTCGCCAATCGTCCGCGCATGGAGATCAACAAGATTGCCATGGCGCTTAACCGCGTTGTCGGTGAATACCGCAACAACCGCGTGATGGTGGACTTTGTGCCGAAGGACGGCGCGGCTGCTGACGAGACTGCCGACACATGCGATGGCCTGTTCCGGGCTGATTACGCAGACAGCAATGGCGACGAGGCTTGCGACAACGCCTTCGAGGAAGCCGCCTCAGGCGGTTTCGGCGCATTCCGCCTGCGCACACAATATGAGGATGAATACGACGATGAGAACGAACGGCAGCGCATCCGGTTTGAGATGATTGCCGACGCTGATACGTCCGTCTACTTCGACCTTGACGCCAAGCGCATGGACAAGTCCGACGCTACGCAATGCTGGGTGCTGTATAGCCTTACGCGCAATGGCTACATGGCGAAATGGGGCGATGACCCGGCAAGCTGGCCGAAGAACAACGATACGATTGAATTCGACTGGGCCACGCCGGACGTGGTGTACGTTGCCGAATATTACCGGGTTGAGGACGAGCGCACCGCGATGGTGCGTTATGAGATGCCAGACGGCAAAACGCTGGACTTCGAAGCCGAGGACGTGGCCGAGGCCGAGGACGGCGAAGAAGGCCGCGAATATGACGAGATCCGCATGGCGCAATTGCTGGGCGGCAAGGTCGTCAAGGAGTGGTCAAAGCGCAGCCGCAAGGTTCGCAAGTACATCATGTCGGGCGGTAAGGTGCTTGAGGATGCCGGTTACATCGCTGGCAAACATATTCCGATTGTGCCGGTCTATGGCAAGCGTTGGTTCATCGACAACGTAGAGCGTTGCATGGGTGTGACGCGCTTGGCGAAAGACCCGCAGCGCCTCAAGAATATGCAAATCAGCCGCCTTGCTGAGACGGCGGCGCTATCGGCAGTGCAAAAGCCGATCCTCTTGCCCGAACAGGTCGCAGGCCACCAAGTCATGTGGGCTGAGGATAACGTAAAGAACTACCCGTATCTGCTGGTTAACCCGATCACTGATGCCAATGGTCAAGTGCAGCCCGCTGGGCCGTTGTCCTACACGCAGCCGCCTGCCGTGCCGCCTGCAATGGCTGCGCTGCTACAGTTGACCGAGCAGGATATGGCTGAGGTTCTGGGCTACAACCCGACGCAAGATAAGATGGTGTCGAACATCAGCGGCAAGGCCGTTGAGATGATCCAGAATCGGATTGACCAGAGCGCGTTCATCTATCTGTCCAACTTCGCCAAGGCCATGCGCCGTGCTGGCGAAATATGGCTGGCGATGGCGCAGGACGTTTACGTTGACGATGACCGCGCCATGAAGTCGATGAACGAGGACGGCAGCGTTGGCCAAGTCAAGCTGATGCAGCCGATCATTGACGAGGAAACCGGCGAACAGCGGTTTAAGAACGATCTAAGCCGCGCCAAGCTGGACGTGGCGGTAGACGTAGGCCCGGCGTTCACATCGCGCCGTGATGCCACTGTGCGTGCAATTACGGGCCTGTTGCAGATGGCCGCCGACCCGCAAGACCAAAAGGTGCTGTTGGCCACTGCCATGATGAACATGGACGGCGAAGGGCTGGGCGATCTGCGCCAGTTCTACCGCCGCCAGTTGGTCGGCATGGGCGCAGTCGAGCCGAACGACGAAGAACGCGCCGAGATGGAAGCAGCCGCGCAAGCGCAAGGCCAGCAGCCAGACCCGCAGTCAATGTACCTTATGGCGGAAGCCGGCAAAGCGCAGGCCCAAGCGGCGAAGGCCGTGGCTGATACGGCACTAGCCGAGGCCAACGCGGAGAAAACCCGCGCACAGACGATTGAGACGCTGGCCACGGTCGAAGGCAAGCAATTGGACACAGCGGTCAAGGCCGCTCAAGCAATCGGCGGCGCTCTTGCCGCTGGTGGCCCACCGCAGGGGCTTTAAATCTGTGAGGGAGCATGCTAAAGATGAACGTGGCAGATAGTGAAGCAGATCAACAGGAAGCCGATGCCGCCGAGACTGTGGTGAACGAAACGCCTGAAGCTGGTGAGATACAAGCCGCCAGCACAGACGCAGAAGCCCCGGACTCTGGTGATGATGACGGTGAGTTGATTGTTTCAATTGGTGAGGAAGCGCCGCCTCAACCGGAAGAAACCGCCGCGCCTGCATGGGTGCGAGATTTGCGCAAGCATAACCGGGAACTCACGAAGCGCCTGAAGGAACTGGAAGCCAAGGAACGGCAGCAACCGGTGCAAACCGCATTGCCGCCCAAGCCGACGCTAGAAAGTTGCGACTATGACGCGGACGAGTTCGAGCGCCAGTTGGACGGCTGGAAGGACGCTAAACGCAACGCCGATGACGCTGAAGCCGCTGCACGCAAGCAGCAGGAACAAGCGGAGCAAGCGTGGCAATCGCGGCTTTCAACCTACACCGAGCGCAAGCAGGCATTGCCGGCTGATGACGTGGACGATGCCGAACAACAGGTTCGGGAATTGTTCGGGGACATGCGGTGGGCAATCCTAGTGGATGGTGCAGACGATCCCGCTATGCTGGTTTATGCGCTGGGCAAATACCCGGAACGGGCTAAGGAATTAGCTAAGATTGAAAGCCTCGCGCAATTCACCTTCAAGGCGGCCAAACTGGAAAGCGAATTGAAGGTGACGAAGCGCAAACCAACCGTTGCCCCTGAGAAGACAATGACCGGCACTGCACCGGTTGGCGTTGCAGGGGCTGATGCAGCACTTGAACGGCTGCGGGCTGATGCCGAACGGACTGGCGATTACAGCAAAGTGATTGCCTACCGTAAGCAGAAGCGCGCAGCATAAACCAACCAAGGAATGAACGATGTCGAATAGCTTTTCAAAAGAGGAACGGGTTGCATTTGAGCAGATGCTCGAAGGCTTCACCGACGGCCTTATCATGTCGAAGAACGTCAACACCTACGGCACCAATGGCCAGTTGATGGAACGCACTAACGACACCATCTGGCGTCCGCAGCCGTATGTCGGCCTGCTTCAGGATCGTGTTGTCGGTACGCCTGTGACCGCCCGCAACCGCGTGCAGTTGTCTGTGCCGTCGCGCCTTGGCTTCCGTAAGAACGATACGTTCGAAATGGACGCAAACGAAATGCGCGATGCGTTGCAGGAAGGCCGTTTGGCTGAAAGTTCCGCTTTCAAGCTGGCCAGCGCCATCAACAGCAGCGTGCTGGACGTTGCCACGCAGCAGGCCACGCTCGTCGTGACCCGCACGACCGCCGCTGGTTCCTATGATGACATCGCTCTGTGCGATACCATCATGAACGAGCAGGGCGTGCAGCAGGATCAGCGTTATCTGGCGCTGAACACCCGCGACTACAACGGCATGGCCGGCAACCTCGCTGGTCGTCAGAACCTCGTCGCCAACAAGACCCTGACCGCTTACGAGCGTTCGCAGGTCGGCATGGTGGCCGGCTTTGACACCTACAAGCTGGACGTGGGCCGCCGCATTCTGGCTGCCTCCGGTGGTGGTTCGATCACGGTCGATACCCGCACTTCGGCTAACCAGTATTGGGTGCCGAAAGCAACCTCGACGGCTTCGACCGGCGAAGTGGCGAACGTCGATAACCGCTATCAGACCATCACGCTGTCGAGCAATGCCAACGTCCGCGCTGGCGATGCCTTCACCATCGGTGGTGTGGAAGCGGTGCATCAGATCACCAAGGAAGGCACTGGCCAGTTGAAGACGTTCCGCGTCATCAGCGTTGGCACGTCCAACACCGTGGTCATCAGCCCGCCGATCATCTCGAATCAGGGCAACACGGATGCCGAAGCCGAGTACAAGAACTGCAACGTAACGCCGGCTGCGTCCGCGCCTATCGTGTTCTTGAACCTCGATGCCGCTGGCTACAACGTGTTCTGGCGCAAGCCGGCCATCGAACTGCTGCCGGGCCGTTATGCGGTTCCGGGCGATCAGGGTGTTGCAGTGATGCGCGCCTCGACCGATCAGGGCATTGAAGTGGTCATGGGCAAGCGGTTCGACAACTCCACGTTCAAGACGTTCTACACCGTGGACGTCCTCTATGGCGTGGTGATGACGGCTCCTGAAATGTGCGGCGTTCTGCTGTTCAACCAGACCCCGTAATGAGCAACCGGGGGAGGGCTTAGGCTCTCCCCCAACTGCATAAGGAATCCCCATGTCGAATATTCTCCCCTTTACCGGCACGCCGATTGTTACGGTTCCTGCCGCCGCCCGCATCGCTTGCTACAGCGAAGGCAATTACAGCGTGGTTCGCCTGCGCGAATATGCCAACGGTGTGCCAAGCGAAGAAACGCTGTTCAACTCCCGAGGCGCGTTCACCTCGGCGGTGTTCGCCACTGGTGCAAACATCGTCCTTCGCGGTGGTGATACGTCCCCGCTGTATTACAGCGTCGGCGCTTCTGCCGCGATCACCGAGCGCAACCTCGTTGTGCAAGCTGACCCGGTTGCATTGAATGCCACCGGCACGCTGACTGCCGCTGCGATCATGGGCGGCCTCGTTACGTCCACGACCGCTGGTACTGTGGTTGCCACCCTTGATACGGGTGCGATCATGGATGCCGCTGGCACGTTTGCGGTCAACGATGCGTTCTTTTGGAGCGCCATCAACACGGGTTCAAACTCGTTCACCGTGACGGCTGCTGCTTCGGGCCACACCGTTGTCGGCGCTGGTGCTGTGGCGTCTGCCACCAGCGGGCGTTTCATGACCCGCAAGACCGCTGCGAACACGTTCGTAACGTATCGCATCTAATGGGGATGGGGTGGCTTGGAAGTAGGCCACCCCTAACCAATGGAGAATGCAATGCCGTTGAAACAGGGTTACAGTGCCAAGACCATCTCGAAGAACATTCGTTCTGAGATGAAAACCAAGCCACAGAAGCAGGCCGTCGCCATCGCGCTGTCAACGGCAGAGCGGGCCAAAAAGAAAAAGGGTAAATAACATGCCGATGGTCAACGGAAAAAAATACGGTTACGATGCTAAGGGTATGGCGGCGGCTAAAAAAGCGGCTGGCAAGTCTGGTAAGCCAATGAAAATGGGCAAGAAGGCTAAGTGAAGAAAGATTCCCGCCTCGAACGTGCTGGCGTCTCAGGCTATAACAAGCCCAAGCGCACGCCGGGCCATCCGACTAAATCTCATGTCGTGGTGGCCAAAGAGGGCGGGAATGTTAAGACCATTCGCTTCGGTGAGCAAGGCGCTAAGACAGCCGGCAAGCCGAAAGCGGGTGAAAGCGAGGCAATGAAGGACAAGCGGGCCAGCTTCAAGGCGCGGCACGGTGCTAACATTGCCAAGGGCAAGATGTCTGCGGCCTTCTGGGCGGATAAGGTGAAGTGGTGAAGAAACCTAAGTCTGTATGGGACAAGCCGGCACCGAAGGGCAAGCCGGACAAACTCTCGCCCAAGCAGAAGGCCAGCGCGAAAGCTATGGCGAAAGCGGCTGGTCGGCCTTACCCCAATCTGGTGGACAACATGCGCGCAGGGAAGAAGAAATAATGGAGTTCCCAACTCTAGTTTACCGCAAGCACGCTAACGGTATGATGACGCTGCCGGGGATCGGGACTGTGCGTTATGCTGGCGTGGCTGATGCCGCCGAACTGGCCGCGCACGTTGCGGATGGCTGGTTTGTGTGGCCGGTGAACGACGATGCACCGCCGACCCGCGCCGAACTGGTGCAGAAGGCCAAGGAACTCGGCCTAGAGTTCCACCACAAGACTGGTGACGCCAAGCTGGCCGCCATGATTGCAGAGGCTCTAGGATAATGGGCTATTCGCGCCGCCAGTTCATCACCGCAGCCTTTGAGGAGATCGGGCTGGCTGATTATGTGTTCGACCTCCCGCCGGAGGGGATGCAGGGCGCGGCGCGGCGTTTGGATTCGATGCTGCTTGACTGGAACGCACGCGGGATCAGGCTTGGCCCGAACATCAGCGGCAGCATTGCCGTTGCCGATCTGGATACGAATATGGGTATTCCAGACAGCGGCAATGAGGCGATCATCACCAATCTGGCGATCAAGATTGCGCCTAGTTACGGCAAGCAGGTGTCGGGCAACACGCTAACGGCTGCACGCTTTGGCCTCAACACGCTGTTTGGCCGTGCCGCTATGCCGCCGCAACAGCGTTACTCGCCCAATCTGCCTGCGGGTCAAGGCAACAAGCCTTGGGTTTACGGTGACGAAGGATTGCCACCGGGTGAGTATCCGCTTGGTGCTGGGCCTGATAGTGAATTGGAGTTTTAAGATATGACGACGATCAACAATCTCCCGCTGCTTACGCCTTTGTCCGGTGGCGATCAGGTGGTGCTGTGGTCAACGAACAATGGTGACAGCCGCCGCGCGCCGCTGTCCACGGTGGTGGCGTTTGCGCTGTCCAATCCGGCGATCACAGGCACCGCAACTCTCAATGGACTTTCGGTGACGATTGGTGCAAACAACAGTGGCGGGACAGGCTTTCGCGCGCTGGTAGTGCCGAACGCTTAAGGAGCAAGACGATGGCTGCTGTATACACCTTCAATCCCAGCTACGGCACTGGCGTAACGGTTGCGCCGGGTGCAAGCACAGCAAACTCTGCCATGCGCACTGGTACTCAGTCGCTTTGCTTTACCAACCTTGGCTCCGTCGCGGTTTACGTGCGCACTGGGGACAGTGCAGCGGCGGCCACGGTTGCCGATTATCCGATTCTGCCGGGCCAGCAAGTGACGGTCACGCGCCGGGCTGATGATACGCACGTGGCGTACATTACGGCGGCCAGCGTTGGTTCGCTGCATATCATGGGTGGCGAGGGCTTCTAATGCTTGGCCGGTCGCGGTTCCGCTCAAGGTCGCGCTACTTGACCGGTGGTGCGTTTCCCAACGCAGCACTCTATCTAAACCTGCTCTCCGGTTCGCTGGATAGCCGGGTCACGTTCTCACGCGGTAGCAACGCCACGCTGGTCGATGGCACTGGGCGGATCGTGTACGCGCCTGCGAATTTGATGTGGCCGTCTGAGCAGTTTAATACCAACTGGATAGCTGGCGGCACCGTTACGATTACGGCCAACACAGCTATTGCGCCCGACGGCAACTTAACAGCCGAAACCTTCACGGCAACGGCTCTTAACAGCCCACACTTTATTACCAACGCAACAAATATGTTTCCTATTGAGGGAGGCGTTAGGTACGCCACCAGCATTTACATTAAAGCTGGCACCCTCTCGTTCTTCCAGATTTTTGCGGCGACTGCCACTTTTGGAGCGGATGCGTTTGCCAACTTCAACGTGGCCGATGGCACCGTTGGCACTGTTGGGTCATCCGCAACGGCGTCAATTCAAGCAGTCGGCAACGGCTGGTATCGCTGCACGATGATTGCAACGGCCACAGCCACTGGCAGCGGTGTGACTAATCGCACGAACTTTGCAATGGTTACGTCAGCCACCGCCGCACGTTCAGAAACGTGGACTGGCACCGGCACCGAAACGCTGTTTGTCTGGGGCGCACAGCTTGAACCCGTCACCTACCAGACCGTCCCCGGCCCGTATGTCGCCACCACGTCGGCGGCCTACTACGGCCCGCGCTTTGACTACAACCCCGTCACCCTCGCGCCGCTCGGCCTGCTGATCGAGGAAGCGCGG